TCCTGCCGCGCTTCGTTCACCGTCTTGTAAGGCATGCCTGCGAGCGCCAACTTGTTGATGTTGGCCTTGGACATGGACTCCTTGATGTTCAGGCGAGTGAAGCGGAAGGCGAGGTTGTTGGCGGTGCCTCCATACGAGTCATCCCAGACGATCTCCCGAGTGAAGTAGTCCTGGACGAGGGCGAGCAACGGTCGGAGCCCCTGATCCTGGGTGAGCTCCTGCTGGATCTCTCCTTCGGAGCGGTTGATGTTGAACGAGAGGCCGATGTCCTGCGGTGAGATCAGGTAGACGGCGCAGATCTTCCGCACGAGGTAGTCGAGCCACTCGCGGTACTGCATCTCCCGGTTCGATCCACGGAACGGGATGAACTTCGCGCCCTTGGTGCCACCGAGGAACGCCATCGCGCCCCTGCCGGCCACCTCATAGGCCCAGTACGACTTGAAGCCCTCGACCTGTTCCGGCCGAGCTCCCTCGCCAAGGTCCAGCATCCCGTCTGGAGCTGCATTCGTCACCTGGCGCGTGTTGTAGGAAGAACCGTTCAGCTCGGCGTCCACGGTCATTTTGAGGGTCTCGAGCGGAGACAGCCCGACGACCGAGTAGGTCCGGGGGTTCGCCATGATGTAGACGAGGTCCTGGTTGCGGAAGGGAACCTCGTAGGTCGGCGCCGGCACCCACCAGTAACGTGTCTCGTCGGGATCTCCGTCCCACAGCGCACTGACCTTGACCTTGGCTCCGTCGACGGCATGGAGGAAGGCAATCGACCCGCCCAGGTTCCTCTCTTTCTCGATGGACCCCGCATCGAGAACCAAGATGTCCTCGATGATCGGCTCGACCCAGGAACGGAAGGACTCCACGGCCAGGTTCGGCCTGGTGAACAGGTCACGCAGCTCGCCCTGGAGACTCTCCTTGATCGGCTTCGTCTGGTCGAAGGCGACGATGTCCCACTCAGCCGAGGAGACCTGGGCCTTGCGGACGTTGATCGCGGCGCGGATCCACTCCGAATGCTCGGCCCAGTTGCGGAACAGGCTCGAGCTCGACTTCCCGACCTTCCCGCGCTCCTGGAAGATCAGGTTGGCGCTCCCCGGGGGAAGGTTCTTGGGGCTGGTTCGATAGGACCGGGTCAGCATGTCCGAGATGACGCCCATCAGCGCAGCTCCTTGAAGTGCGCCGCAAGAACACGATCTTGCTGGGCGTTGAGGAAATCGGTCTCGGCCTTGGCGTTTGCCGCCGCGATGGCCTCTTCGTAGGTGAGACGGTGCGTCTCGATGCCAAAGAGCAGTGCCGCGATGTAGTCGGGCACGAGGCGCTTCCCGTCTCTGAACTCGTATTCGGTCCACGCCCGCTCGGGCATCTGCTCGCTCATCATCACCTCTTCAATGATCCGAAGAAGAACGTGTCTCCACCCATGTCCATCGAGTACCCCAGGGCATCGACGAAATCGTCGTGGCCCTTGGGGAAGGACAGGAGCTCGACCTCGAAGGCCGTCCCGCGCAGAGAAGTGTGGTGAAAGACCTTGTGAGCCTCGTACTTCGCAGCCACGGCCCGGGCCCGGGTTACCTTGTCCACATCCGCCTTCTTGCCCTCGATGGGGATCCTGGGGTAGGTCGCCATGACCTCCTGGATCAGAGTGGACTGGAACTGCTGGCTCTCCACGATGACCAGTCCGATGTTCGGGTAGGCCATCCAGCCGTCGTAGACGAAATCCGCGTGGTGGCTCTCGCGCTTGTCGCGGTAGGCCGAGAGGACGTAGAAGTCACCGGTCTCGAGGTTCTCGGCCGTGGTGACGCGGGCGGTGTAGTCGGACCGCTCCTTGATCGAGCTCGCGAGATCCACTCCCATGCGGAGGGTGAACTTGCCCTCCGGCAGGACATCGAAGTGTGAGAACGGGCCGTGGAAGATGTTGCCCTCGAGCAGGCCACTGATGTCGTTCTGATACGAGCAGGCGAAGAGGGCCGAGCCCATCTCCTCCTTCTCCTTGAGGAGCCGATCCACGGTCCAATACTCGGGCCAGTACGAGACAAGCCGCCCGCGATCGTCCTCGGTCAGGGCAGCCACGACATGGCTCTTCCAGCCGAAGCCTCCGTCGTAGGTCGGCTTCATGAACTGCTCGTAGAGGTCTTCCTCACCCCAGCGTGTCCCGATGACGACCGTGACGCCGTCGGGGGCCAAACAGGGTTTGAGAGTCTTCTTGAACCAGACCTCGACTGCCTCGCGCTGATCGACCGACTGCGTGTTCTCCTCGTCGAGGATGTCGTCCATCAGGATCAGGTCGAAGCGCTTGCTGATGATCGCGCCGCCAACGCCGACGGCGAACATCGTGACGTCCTTGGATCCCAGCCAGCGAGACCCGGCGCAGAGCCATTCCTTGTCGGTCCACTTGGCCGATGAGGGCTTGCTCTCGGGGAAGACCGTCCGGTGAGCCGCATTCTGCTCGATGGTGTACTTGATCGCCCTGCTGAAGTCCTTGGCCTGGGTGTCGGTGTTGCTGACCATCCCGATGCGGATGTCGGGAAACTTCCCCGTCATCCAGGCGCACAGGATCGTGTTGTCCCAGGTCGTCTTCGCCCCGCCCCGAGGAAGGAGGTAAACCTCGTTCTCGCGGTGCAGGATGGCATCCAGGGTCTCGGTCACCATCTCTCGATGATGGATGGCCGGGACATACCCGAAGACGTACTCGCCGTAGGCGAAAACCGCCTCCGGTCCGTCAGTTCGAGCCAGTTCGACTAAGGCGTGGGATCGGAGATCGTGCAGCTCCGTCGGAGTCAGCGATGCCCCGAGTTGCCTCGACAATGGTTCTAAGGATGTCTGGTCCGAGGGTTCCTCCGGCGGAAAGGCTGATACCAAGGCTTCGCTCCTCTGTGATGCTGGACGGCCGCCCGAATAGGACATTCAGGCGGTCGATCAGGAGCGCCACGTCGGCCGGCTTGACCACGATAAGCGGTTCCGTCACCCAGTCCTCGTGGCGCCAGACTTCGCGTGTCTCGTTGAGCTGGGACCGCATCTTCGTGATCGCCTCGTCGATGAGGTCGATGGCGTTGTCGCGCACCTTGACCTCGCGGGCGATCCTCTTGGCTTCGTCGTCGGCCAGGTAGGTGATGGCCTTCTCGTTCCGCTGTGAGCGGAAATCGAGGCGCTTCTGGCCCCAATCGTGACGGGTGGACTGGCCCATGACCAGGGAGTGGTTGGCGATGCCGTTCATGCGGGCCAGCTCGCGCAGGCTCATCTCCCCGGTGATGTACTGGTTCTCGATGGCAGTCCAGTCGAACTTCTTGTTGCTCACCGGATGTCCCTCGTGATCCCGTACCGGAGGTCTGGATCCCACCAGAGCTCGAGACGGGTGATCTTGGGATGGTTGATGAGGAGCCTCTCCAGGATCCAGGAGGCGATCCCCTGGCCCGTCTGGGACCCGCCCACGAGCATGTCACTGAGCTGGTGGAGATGGAGCTCGGAACAGATCGCCTGGAGGTTCCTGACGATCTGGGTGGTCACCTCGGTCTGCTCGGTAACCTCGACGACGAAGTGATGGCCGTGGAGGTGAGGGGTCTCGAGGAGGTCGTTGTGGGTCGCGTCGAAGCTGAACCTGGCGATGATGTAGCGGCTCATGGGATCAGGGAGAGCTCCTGCTCGGCCTTGGCCTCCTTGATGCGGAGGCACGTCTCGCAGGATTTGCTCTCGAACCAGTCCGAGGGAAGGCCCTCAAAGAGCTCATCGTCCTCGGCCACCTCGAGCCCGCAGGCGGTCGAGGCCGGGTCATCGAACTTCAGAACATGCCAGGACGCGATCTTGACCCAGGTGACGCGAGCCATGGAGCCCTCCTGAAAAAGAAGACGGGCCGCCCAAGAGGGGCGACCCGTCCATTCGGGGCTGATTGCTTCTCTACGCTGCCCGGAGGTCAACCAGGAGAGGCGCGGAGCTGCGACCAAAAGACCCTGTGCAGTTGTACCACGAAGCCTACAGCCTTCGCTACCCCTTCCGCTAGATCTCCTGGTCAGCTTCCGCTGCCCGGCGGGCGTTCACATCCACCCACTGGTCAGTCTCAGTGTCGTACTGCCAGTCCACCTTGAACTCGTCGAGGGCCAGGGACTGCACCTGACCGTCCTCGAGAACGGCGATCCCGAACACCGACCCGCCCTCGCGAAGACCAAAGCCTATGAGAGCTCCGTTCCGCGACGAACACCAGCCGGCAGAGATCGAGATGCGGAGGGGCTCGCCTGCCGGGAAGAGGGAGAGGCCCATCAGCGGACACCAAAGCAACTGGCGCACATGGCCGGCGAGGCGATCACGTTCCCGAGGCCGATGTAGAAGCAGATCCTGCGGTGACCGCAGGCTGTGCATTTCTGGCGCTCGGTGCGGTGGAAGCGGATCGTGATGGAGATCTCGGATCCCTTCCCGGGTGTCACCGAGAAGGTGGTGTCCACCGGGCTGGGGAACATGACCATCTGGTCAGGATGGTGCGGGACCGGGGCCTTCACGAGTGCCTCTGCCCGCAGGGGGGAAGTCACAGTGCCTCCGTTCATTGCTCCTACCAGTCCCGCATGATCGCGGGGGTGTTCGGGCCCGCGTACAGACCCACGGTGTTGAACTCCAGGTACTCCTGGGCTTCCTCGTCGCCAAGCTCGCCGTCGGCCATCAGGGCATTGACCATCTTGGTGTAGCTGTACACGGCGAAGTAGCGGTGCGTACCGCCCGCCTCTACTTCGGTGACATCCCCTCTGTCTGGAACAGTACGAACCGTCATGGGCTCGAAACGCTCCGCGATGCCCATGAACGCTTCGTCCATACCATCGAACAGGACGATGCCCTCGTCCTCGAGGCCCATCTCTCCGATGATGAGCTCGTTGATCTCGTCGCGGTTCATCGTCCCTCCATTCGACTTCTGATGTAGGTCAAGACATCCTCGAAGAGGTAGCGACGGTCGCCCCTGCTACCGACTCTGAAATAGGGCAACTCGTTGGCTGGGATGCGCTTCACGGTGTTGTTGTGGACACCGAGGTGAATGGATGCCTCGGTGACATTCAGGGGTCCGATACCCAGAGGCTTGGCCGGGGCGTTACTCATCGGTCACCCCAGAGATACCGCTTCTCGAGCTCCGACAGCGGCGGCCCGAACTCGACCCGGTGGCGCTGCATGAATGTCTCAGTGTTGGCGCGGAGCCGGCGGACCAGCCAGTAGTGCTCCGTGTACCAGCGCGTCATGGTTGACCTCCGTGTGGCGGTTTCCGCCACTCTACTACTTCTTCTTGCCCGTTCCGAGCTTGCGCTCGAAAAACTCGCGATCCTGCTTCGCCAGGTCAGCGAAGACATCCTTCATGGGGTGCGTGGGCACCGTGCGGCGCTCCTGAGACAGGAGCTCTGACCCCACGGGCACCGCTACGGTGCCAGTCCGGGCCTGGAGATCCTCGAAGGACTCCATCTTGGCCGCGAGCTGCTTCTTGAGGTGCTTCACCTCCTCCTCGAGCTCCCGGTTCTTCGCGACGGCAACATCGACCGCCGCAGCCGTGAACTCGAAGTCGAGCCGGGGCACCGTCTCGCCCGGCAGGGACGCGATGTAGCCCTCTGGGTAGTAGGTCCCCACGGCCTTGGTGTAGCGCCGGATCTTGACCGGCTCCTCGAGTGCTGCGAGGTTCGCCTTCGCGAACTCGGCCGTCGTCATCTCTCTCATGGAGTCTTCCTTCCTTCAGGATGCCGTTGTCTCGCTCGTCGCTGGCGCTGGTACTCGCGCCGATTGGCCCTCCGCTCTCGCTCGTAGGCCGGGAGATACTGGGGTGCGACCCGTTTCAGCCACTGGCGGTAACGACGCGACCGGTCTCGGGCCTCGACCTGGTATTCCTCGTCGCGACGCCGGATCGCCGCATACAACTTGGATCTCTCCCTGCTGCACGACAGGCACAGGTCCCATTTGTTGATTTGCCAGAACTCCGTCGTAATCGGCCACCATTCACCGCAATACGGGCACCTGAGCTCGGGACCGTCCACGAGCGACAGACGAAGTCTGAACTGCGGCCCGAGCGCAGAACGAGCCATCAGGGCTTTTCATCCACAACGGCCGCGAACCTGTTCCAGCAGCCATCCTCCATGTTGTGGCCGGGGTCGATGTAGTGGCGGATGATCGCCCGAGCCCCCTTCTCGACCTCACGGAGGCGATCAATCTCGTCCGTCGGGACCACATCGCGGACGAGGGTCACATCGAGCGTCTCCTGGTATCTCGCCAATGCGGCACGAAGACGCTCGATCTCCTCGGTCTTGTCCTTGATGTCGAGGGTCAGCATCTTCATGCCGTCCTCGAGCCATTTTTCGCGGATGCTTCGGGTCATCGCTCGCTCCCGTCAGGGGTGCTGAGGGGCACTTTCTTGCCGTGGGTCCAATGCGCGGCATGACGGTCGCGCTCGTGGACGCTGTTGAGGCTGGAAATCGGGGCATCCCGGTAGTTGGGGCAGCCTCGCCACCTCCGTTCGAGCCGATAGCCCTGCCAGTCAACGAAATCAACCCAGTCCACGATCTCGGCGCCACATCCTGGACAGGTCGGTTCCGCGAACATGCGCTTGAACCAACCGATCATCGCTCGCTCCCGAGGGCGGCGCGGAGGGCTGCTTCATTCTCCCAACTGTCGGACTCGGCCCACTGTCGTGCCGCCTCCTCGATGGTGCGGAGGCGGGCGATCTCGGCGTTGAGCGGGGCCACGGCATCGCACACCGCGATGTACCAGCAACCACTCGGGTGCGTCCCGTTGTTGTGGCCGCAGGGCGGGGTGCGGTTGATGTAGATGCGGTCGCCTTCGCGCTCGATGATGTCGCTCATCCCCCGGCCTCCTTCGCCGTGGCGAGGGCGGCGCGGAAGGCTGGCTCCGGGTCGCCCAGTCCCGCCGCCGCTTGGACAGGAGCGCCATAGGCGAGAGCCGGGACCGCCATCTGTGCCGCCTCCACCAGCCCATCCAGCGCGGCGCGGAGCCGTTCGTTCTCGGCTTCGGCGTCGATAGCCCAGCCCTTCCAGCGCGGCAGCGCAGCGCGGAGGGTGGCGATCTCCGCCTCCAACTGCGCTTTCGTAGGTCGGCGTTCGTTCGGGCGGGTCATGGCGTCTCCTTCGCCGTGGCGAGGGCGGCGTGCAGGATGGCGCGGGTCGTGTTCGTCGCCCGTCCGTCGTATGTCAGGAACTTCTCGATGGCGGCGATGAGCGGGGCGCGGGCCTCGTCTTCGATGGCAGCAACTTCTGCGGCAAGGTCGCGTGCCACGCCGACCCACACCTGAGAGTTGACGAGCCGCTTCCCGGCCTCGGTCGTCGGGGTCATGGCGCCTCCTTCGCCGTGGCGAGGGCGGCGCGGAGGGCGGCAATCTGCGTGCCCGTCAGCAGCGGAGCAAGCGTCCCGTCACTGCGGAACCCCTCATAGCACTCGCACGCCACCTCTGCCGCCACCACCAGCCCATCCAGCGCGGCGCGGAGGGTGGCGATGGTGGCCTTGTCTGCGGCATGGATGTTGTCGGTGTAGTCCACCGAAATCACCGGGTCGTGGAAGCCATCCGCTCCCGCTTCGCCCCATTCGACGCGCAGCCGATTGCCGTCGTGATCGCGGGTGAACAGCGTTTCGATGGCTTCGGGCGTGACGCGGAGCAGGACGGTTGGCGGGGTCATGAGCGCACCAGGGTAACGAAGAGGAAGGCCAGGCCGGCCCAGAACATCATCCACAGGATGCCCGCGACCAGGAAGTGCATGGCGCAGCCCTGGTCTCTCATCTGGACCTCCCTGCGGCGATGATGCCGATCCCGGCCAGGAGAATGAGGGCCAGGGCCAGCAGGCCCAGGATGGCCGTCTCGGCCCAGTCCGTGCCCCCGTAGGCCGTGGCGCAGGAGTTGATGAGGCCGAAGAACTGCTCGAGCGACTGCGGGGGTACCAGACAGCTCATAGCCCGGCCGCGCTCACGAACCCGAGGTAGGCCCCGATCATCAGGGCCACGACCACTCCCAGGAAGAGGATCACGATCCCGGACGCGATCATGAAGACGGCCGTGAAGAACGATGCGAAGTCACTCATATGCCCCCCGGGACGCCCTGCTTGAGCCGTGGAGGGGTCGTCCAGGCTCCACGGCCGCCGATGGAGAAGTCCGTGGCATGCTCGTCGCAGAACTCGAAGACCATCGGTCGGCAGCGGTTCCAGTCGAGTCCGTAGCGCATGTGGCCGGCGATGGTGGGCTCGCGCAGGATCTCGTGGGTGATCCGATACCAGGCGTCCTTCATGCAGCCGGCGGCATCGCAGATGTGGGCTTCGGGGATCTTCATGTCGTCCGGTCCTCGCGCTTGCCCTCTCCACTGGCGGGGATGACATCGAGAGTCACGGAGTTCCAGGGCAGCTCGAGAACCTTCTCCAGGGCATGCTCGACACGAGAGACCGGGATGACGGCCGTGTAGACCGTGTCCATGCCGTCGAACCCGATGTTGCGATAGCGGGACCTCGAGAGCTCTTTCTTGAAGCGCTCGAGGATGTCTGCCCTCTCCCTCGCGAGGACAGGACCAAGATCGGGCCGCATGTACTGCGCGATCCGCTCCAGGTTGGCGTCGATGCTCCGAAGACTCTCTGCGCTGCTCTCGGCCGGATCGTAGGGCTCACGGCTCATTTCAACCTCCGGTCGATGGCGCGGAGGAGCTTCTTCAACGAGACGCCCTGCTCCGCCGAGTAGGTCGTGTCCCATTCGTCCTCGTTCGCCATGATCTTCTCGCGCAGCTCACGGAGGGCGCCTGCGGCGGCGTAGGTCTCGATGGCGATGATGGTGCTCTCGAGACCCATGCCTGGGTGCCACTTCGGGTCTCCCGGGGTGCGCCGGTACTCCGCCAGCAGCCAGCGCCCTGGCTCGGTGGTGATCTCGGTCATCGCTCGTACCCCAAGGTCTTCATGCCGTCTCCCAACCCTCGGATCCGATCTCGACGAGGGACTCGGGAAGGTAGGCCCGGGCATGGTTACCGCACACGCGGAAGTCCGCATCCACGATCACGGCCGAGACCCTCCTCCAGCGTGCCCGGAAGCGGCACATCAGCCCCTGTCGGGGACCGCGCCAGATCCTGCTCTCGCACAGACCAAGAGACCTCTGCATCTGAACGCTCATGTCGTCTCCTCGAGGATGTTGTTCACTTCAGCCCGGCCAGGACGATCAGGGGCAGGGCGTCGTAGACGCGGCGACAGGCCCAGTAGGTGTTCCAGTTGTCGGTCAGCTCTTCGATCTCCCTGGCGACGACTTCGTTGGCGTGGGCGAGGGCGAGGTTCTCGTAGTCGGCCCACAGGCTGGAACCATGGATCGAGCTCGGCTCGAGACTCAGGGCACGCAAGTAGTCGGCGTATGTGTTCACGTTCTTGTAGCCGACGATGGCCCGTCTCTGGAGATCTCGTCCGCCGGCACTCTGGGCCCAGCCCCTCGGGTCCGTCACCCGGTTGAGGTTGCAACGCACCAGGGATCCGTTCCCCCGATCCCGACCGACGAGGAGCCGGTCCTGGTAGTCGGCGTCGCGGTTGTCGTTGACGCGACCCATGGGCAGGATGTCGTCCCATGTGACCCAGTCGAGCTGGCGGAAGACCGAGAGCGTGATCTGCCTGCTGCCGACCATGAGAGCCCGCACCTCGGCAGTCAGGACCTCGACAGTAGCTTCAGTGGTTGCCATGTTGACCTCCGGGAGCGAAGTTCCGATGTTCCGAACTCTACACCACCGGACCCGGGATGCAAGTCCCGAACTTCGGTAAGTACGGAAGTTCTGAGGAGGGGGTGGGCGGTCAAGTGCGGAAGTTTCTGGGCGGTCAGGTATGAGATTTTGACGCCGCTCGACACTCTCCTATCGTTCCACGGAATAATCGAAGGTGGGGCCTATTAGCCCTCGCTCACGCTCACGGGATATGTAATAGGCGACTAACTATATCCGGGCCACGCTCAGGGATATGGTCATTGACGACGCAACTACCTTGTCGTCGGCGGGCGAGTAAGGGGAGGGGGTCGGCGTTGTTCCCCGTCGTCGGCGGCTCCCCCCGAACACGAAGAGGCCGGTCCCCTACCATCCCCTGAGGTGCTCACCGTCGCGGCGGGGTGCCCGTTCGCTCTACCTTCTGGGTACGCGGCCGTCTCCGTCGATCCTAGCGCCATTGTGGGCCATTCTGGCGGGCTACCTGTGGCCCCCTACCCTGAGCGTGAGGGCGGTTGCGGCGTGCACCGGGTGGCGCACCACCGTCGAAAGGGCGATG